CAGTAAAGAAGTATGCTCTGGTAAAGATACTGGTTGATATATGCTCAACAGCAGGGAAAAAGTTTTTCTGAACTGAGTTGTGTGCTTCATCAAAGTAGATAGTATCAACAACAATATTACTCTCAGCGATTCTGTGTAGTGAATGATATGTTGTGAATATCAACTGGTTGTGACCATCATTGGCATTGTGGAAGTTGAACTCTCTAATAGCATCAACCTTAGTTGAACTGAAATGATGTGTCTCTCCACTATGAACGTGCATCACTTTGACATTAGTGATGAACTCAAGAAACTCTGCTGACAACTGGTTTGCCAATAGAATACGAGGTGCAACAACCACAATGGTGCTACATGCTTCACTCTCAAACTGTCTCTTGGCATCCTGTATCATACAGATAGTCTTACCACCACCTGTAGGTACGATGACTTGACCTTTGTCATTGTCAATCATTGCCTGTATTGCTTGCTTTTGGTGGGGTCTTAGTTGCATGTATAATTCATTGATATGTACATATCATAGCACAAAAAACATCAATGGGGAACCCTATGTGTCACTATGTCAACTGACACACGTTAACACGAAACAATTTGTCTCAAAGTGAGAGAAGTAAGAATCGCATAATTCTACGTCTGTTTATGACCTCTGCATCATTCTAAATTGGTAACTTTCCAACTTCTATTCTTTCTTTTGCAATGTCAAAGTATTTTTTGTCCGACTCGATACCTGTGAAGTTACGATTGCAATTAACACATGCAACTCCTGTAGTTCCTGACCCCATTGTATTATCAAGAACACTATCTCCCTCATTTGTATAAGTTTTGATTAAATACTCCATCAATCCTACTGGTTTTTGTGTTGGATGTAAACCTTTTTCTTGTTTGTACTTTAATATTGTTTTAGGATACCTAGAACCCTCTGGATTATCTCTGTGCTTTGATTTTTGACTACCATATACTTCTCCTATCTTTGATACATCAGAACTAAACCCACTATAAGGTGTAGAATACCACATTTGGGGATTATATGTTGGTTTACTTCTATAAAAAACTAATATATTTTCATGTGATTTTAATGGCATCACTTTAGCGTTCATAGGGTTAGTTCCCTGTGGTTTTTCCCATATCCACTCATACTTAAAGTTCTGTATATTAGATGATGCAAGTATTGTGGTAAAAGGTTGTGCTGCGGTAAATACCATCGCTGCATTATCTTCACAAATACGATTATATTGTTCCCATAAAAAATCAAGTGGGATGATACTATCCCACTTGCAAGCAGTAGTTCCGTATGGTAAATCAACCATTACCATATCAATACTATTATCAGGTATTGTTGGGAGAATATCTAAACAATCTCCCAAACGTAAATCTACCATAAATTAATACTCTTAACCCAATCACATTGTAGCAGAGATTCAACTTTTGTGCAAATGTAATCATCGTTGCCAACTCCCTTTCCACCTTGTTGAACATTGAAAAGTGATTTGTCAGATTGAATATGATTATTGAAGTCATCTTTAGTGAACCAGATAACTCTCATGTCCTCTTCCTTCTCATTGATGCCTACAAAAATAAGTCTCTCCCAATCTTTTCCAGATGAAACATGATTGATAATAAACTTATCAAAGATAACACCACCTTTAGATTTATCTCTAGTTGCAAGAGAAAATTTCATCTCAGTTAGTATTTTAGAGACAATTCTGTCATGACCTGCTGTAGATGTCTTTGCTCTCTTTACGTCAAATCCTAACAATTTTAAATATTTTGACGTAAATCTCTCTCCAAACTCTCCTTTTTGTTTTGGAGACATATAGACATAACCTTCAAAAGGTGTGTCAATCCAAGGGTCTGCTAGATTTGTGCTAATATAGTTCTGTAATGAACCATCGGCAAACATTTCATTTAACATGATGTTCGTTCCTGTTGTGTGTACAAATTAATTATAGCAAAAAAAATCCCTCTGTGTAGAGGGATGTGACACTTATTTAATTGTCTAAATTACTCTGATTAGTTTATTCGTCTCAAGTTCATCTGCTAGTTCGGGAAGACACTCGAATGATGGGATAACTCCATTTTTCTTTATGAATAATTTTTGATCTGCTTCTCCAATAACTCTTATATTCTTGAAAACCTTTTCCATAAATTGTCTACGAATTTTATCACGATTATCTTTTGTTACCTTTTGACCCTTTGCATTAGAGAAACAAATAGATATGGGTACATTTGAATTTTGCATCCTACTAATTTTTCCTGAAACTATCAGGTCATTTGAACCAGATGCTTCAATCAAAATAACTCGTACTCCGTCTGTTGTTTCATAATCCCAATCTTTTCCTTTGACTTTAATCCATGAAGTGCAAAATTCTGACACATAATATTCTCTTGTTTTTGCATCATAATCTTTTCTATCAACAACTATATTAGATTCATCAATAATAATTCTTATAATCGGATGTTTTGTTTTTGGATGCACATGATAGTCATCTAATTCTCTACTTAAAACTTCTCTTACATCCAATTCATCATCATCCTCTGCCTTTTTGACATCTTTAGATAGTTGAGTAGTAGAATCATCTAAATCAATTTTTATTGAATCTGCAATATCTTGATTTGATCTTGGTTTTGATGAATTTTGTTGACGATTTGCTTCTGCATTACCATATTTTCTTAACTTCTTAAGCGGAATGTCAACTAACCAAGCGATTATGTTTTCCTGTGCCGCCATACTCGCAGCATCATATCTATGGTTGCCATCTAATATACCGTAAATTACCTCTACACCATCTTTCCAATATTTAAACTCATCTGGCAGTAAAAATAATATTATCTGTTTAGCATGTGAGTTCCAATCATTTTGCTCAATGTCTTGTAATATTGCATCACGATTTCCATGATCTATCGTAATATCTGTCCTTACTTGAAATCCTTTTGGTAAAACTTCACCTGTCTTCTTATTTCTTATTTCTCTTCCAGCAGGATGAACTTGTCTCATGTCAATTAATTGAAGTTGATCTTCAACAAGTTTTCCATATCCCTTCAAACTTGGAGCTATTGGTGGACTGAAAATTCTACATTTTTCTAGTAGATCGGAATTAAATAATAAGTTTTCGTTAATTTCAACTTTACTCATATCAATTTTACCTATTAAAGAATTATCTATTGCAGAAAAATCAGACTCAATATAAGATTCCATAAAAATTTTTTAACTATACTACTATTATACAATAAATTTCGTGGTTGTCAACATCCCTTTAAAAAAATCTAGTATCTGACGAACAAACCATACAAAGGTATGTATAATATTTTAATATTTAACTAAGATAACCATGCAAATCTATGTTAAATGATACAGATATTCTATCTTCATCAGACTTATTTTCCTCTACTTTATGAATCAAATGTGCAGGGAAAATTATCATACTGCCTTCCTTTGGTTCAAAAACATAATCATAATAATATTTTGTCATCAGTTTAAAATCCTCTGTATAAGAATGAATTTCACCGTAAGATGAGAAATTGTAAGGTGATAAAAATTTTATATTACCAGAGTTCTCAGGTATCTTAATCCATAGAACTCCTGCAAGATTTGTAGCAGGGTGATTATGATTTTGATTAGAGTCACCAGGTTTATTAATGTTTATCCAAGCACTCGACTCAATTTCAATTGATTCTTCAAAGCAAGGTAGATTACTTAAAATACCCAAGAGAACTTGACTCAATTTATCATTTCTTTCTCGTAGTTGAAATGGAAATGATTGATAACCACCTACGTTTGATGCTTTTCTACCCTGACCCTGACTTCTTTTTTCCTCTTTGTATGCCAAATAAATTAACTTTTTCTGTAGTGATGAGAAATTATCAATATCAATAATGTGTATTGGCACAGGAAAAATATTTTCCACATTATAATCAATTTTCATAACTCGACCTCAGTATCCATTTTTACATCTATCATCATTATAACCATTTCTTTATCTGATTTGTTGTATGCCTGATGAGTATGGTGCATAACATCACAAACTTGTGGTATACCTTCTTCCCAATTTATTCTTCCACCTTTAATATCAATCCATTCCATATAACATTTATTTTTATCTGGTATCTCCAATGGTATTTGTATTCTCTTATATGGAAATTGATATATGTGTGGGTCACGATGTGGTTTTAAGAAAGTTTCACTCTGAAATATTGAGACAACTGTATATAATATCTCTTCATTCCTTAATATATTGATAATATTTGATGGAATTAAACTTTCACGAATAATTGGTTTCTTACGACCAAACTTAAGAGGAAAACTATAAATTTCTTTATTAGAATATGAATGAATTTTATCAGTTCCATAAGATTTTTTATAATATCCACTTGAACTTTTTTTATATATTGACTGTGGATATACAGATGTCTTTCTAATAGGAAAATCCTTATCCTTTGCCCACTCGTATAAATTTTTTAAATCAGTTTTGCTTATCATGATGTTTATATTGTAGGTACGGATTGTTAGGATATGTTTTGTAAAATTTAACTAAGGGTTTCTTATAATATCGGAATAACTTTATTTTAATATGCCACGCAAAATCTTTCTCATTATAATCATCAAAACTTTCTATAAAGTAATCTAGTTTAGGCAACTCAAAGTTTTTTTCTAATATTTTACTTATCTCGTAGTGATTTTTCATGTGCGGAATAATCTCGATATTTATGTGACTGTCTCTTATCACACCATCCTGTGTAAATTCACTTGCAAGTATAACATCAATGAAATTTCCTTTAAATAATTTAATAATCTTGACAACATCTCTCACGAAGGGTGACTTTAATTTTTTCAAAGTGCTTAGATGAAATGCACATCTAAATCCATCCCTAAAGGGTAACTCTCTTCCAAAAAATATAACTGGAAAGTCAACATTTATATCGTACGCATCTAAAACTTTTTTGTCAATATAATCACCATCACGATTTAAATAGTGAACGTGAAAATGTGTTCTTGGATCTGTAATTGAAAGTTCGTACTTTGATAAATCTAATCCTCTGTCAAGTGATCCCTCAAATTTATCAAAACAAAAATGACAGGATGTATGATGTCCTTCAGATATTTGTGTCTCTAACATTGTATATCTAATCATTTCAAAAAATTCTCGTCATGACTAGCTCGTTTTGCTACTTTTTTATCTGACCCATAATAATACCAATATGTACCTGAGTATCTCACACCAGATGTGATTTCATTTACTTTATGAAAGAACATCCAATTAGACGGTGAAATAACAACATCACCTATCTTTGGTTTTAATGAAAGATTACAAGATGCAAAATGCAAATCACCACCCTCATACTCATTATCATCATTCAAATATACATTACACGTTAATATATTCTTTCTTCTAACAAACCATTGAGGGAATATTTCTCCTACTATATCATCATAATGATAATTGAATTCTGATTTATCATTATACCTTCTGACTATCATTTCAGAGGCAAAAAATTTATCTGATTTATGATAAGACCAATTATACCCTCTTACCTTTTCTGCGTATAAATTTAGAGCATCTTTACTCACTTTATTTTTTATATGTGAAATTGAAGGTATATTAGGGTCAAAATAAGAATCTGTATAATCATTTAGCAATCCATCAGTATACGGTGCTGATTTGTCAAGTCCTGTATTTTTTAAATTTTTCACCACATCTTGACAAATATCAGGGTTGATAAAAGATGGTAGATGTAATATGTGATCTTTTAAATTTAAATCAAAATCACCATCTTGAACCTCTTTTTCGATTGTGGTTACGTTGTCTGTTATTTTTAATGACATTTTAATCATACGAGTGCCAACCTGTGGCAACATACTTAATGTGAGATTTACTAATCTCACCTCTATGAACATGAGTCCAATATGCTGGCCAGATTACTAACCTACCCATGATTGCTTCAATTTTAATATCAAGTGTAGGGAATATCGTGCCACCATCAGGTACTGTATTTAGATAGAACATCCAAACTAAAACACGATGCGAGGAATCTTTGCACAAATTCTCGCAGTGATTTTTAAAAAATCCTTCATTAGGTTGATATTTTTGTATATTAAAACCTTTCACACATGACCACGATCTTAACATTGTATCCACGTCTGGATATTCTTCAATATATTTTTTCATATACTCCTCTAAACGTGCGCCTATAATTAATGTAGTATCATTAGTATCCATTATATCGTATGTAACATCTGTAGATTTTTTAATATTTTCATGAACACCATCATCGCACCAACCCGGTGATTTATTAGAACTTTTTTCAAACTCATCAATAATTAATTCACAATCTTCTTCACTCAATGCGTTATCATAGATAGAAACAAAATTAATGTTTACCATAATTTTTTAAATACTCCTACGATGGCATTATTTAAATTGACATCATAGAATTTATTTTCTAACTTTGCATAATCCATGATTTTCAATTCTTTACCATTGATAATTGGATTACCTTTAAAACATATTAACCAACTTCTATCATCCCCATCAAATGATTCTTTTACAAGTTCACCATCCCAATCTTGATTGGGACTTAGGGCATTAAATCCATACTGGAGGAAAGGTTCATAGGATTCAAATATAAGATGTTTTCCCGCATATGGTTTCATACATCCAAAGTTAGCACCGTTAGCATTTCCCTCAATATAATCAGAATTAAAAATAGAAGAAAATCTACCAGAACCTTCTGCTTGTATTGTATACAATGATTTACCAGTTTCTTCAGTATTTTCAAGAAGCACAAGACCTGCTCTGTCACCTCTTGCGGCACAAATTCTAAATTCCTCGCATTTTTTAATATATCTCCTAATACTCATAATTCAATTTTTCTCATTTTTAATTTTTTGAATCTTTTGATCTGACTTCTACACTCTATAACTCTTCCAACTAAATCTGGTATGTTAACCTCATCATCCATGTTTATTTTTTCTGCTTGATTCACAATAGGATCTGTTTCTTCATGTTCTATAATAGCACGATCTCCAATATTATCTAGTAAACTGTCAATAAATGTAGAATTGTCATACAAATCTAAATTGTCTAAATCAACTATTCCAAAATCATAGTTATCTATGGATTGTGGAGAGTGTAATTTAGCAAAAGAAACCAGTATCTGCTCAGTATCTGGAAAATACTCTTTTATCTTGAAAATTCCTTTCATGACAATATCTGTTTTTACTATTATAGTATATATTTCTTAAGTTGTAAAGTTTAGGTAACATTTGTACCTGGACTATTCTTATTATCAACAGTACCAGTATTGCCAGTGACAAAAAGATAAGTGCTATTACTACCATTTCCTGAACCTCCGACTGTCGATCTTATTCCTGTACCATTATTGCCTCTTGCTCCTCCTTCTGATTCTCCTTCACCTTCTCCATTACCACTATTTCCTGCTTGTGCTGTTGGTGCCTCCGAGTCTGCACCACGACCTCCATTTCCTCCAAATGCTTCATTTTCATTATTACCACCATTACCACCATTACCATGATTAGTAAGACTACCTGAGTTACCAGCATTTCCATTGGTACCATCAGTTCCCCCATTTCCCCTAAATCCAGCAGGAAATCCTGCACCACCACCACCACCGCCACCGGCGGCACTTCTATTATTCTTACTTGTCTCATTTGCATGACCACCACCGCCACCGCCACCAAATCCACGTTTTATTTGTGTGCCAGATGACAAATATAACAGTGTACCGGCATGTTGTACTCCAAAACCACTACCACCATCTCCTCCTTTTGGCGCACTTCCAGAATCAGTATTACTTCCATTACCTCCTTTTCCACCTGCACCATATAATTTTGCACTATTGCCAAATCTTACCTCAACTTTCGCAGAACCACCCCAAGTTCCAGTTCTCAATGCACACTTGCTATTCTGTGTGTTCGCACTTTTATTGAAACCACTATTACCTGCAGGGGCATGTGAACCTAATCTTTTATTTACATTGATTATTATACGACTTCCTGATATTTGTTTGCCCTTAAATCCACCAATAACTGTTGCTGTATTGGCACCATTGTATTTTGACTTTGCATTTACACCATACTGATCTCCACCTGAATGTACATCTACAACAATATTTAAAGACTTGCTGTAGAAGTTAGACATTGCAATTGGATTATTACCTTGAGGAATTCCCTCGTCTAGTGGTAAATTAGAGAGAGATCCACTTTCTGCTGTATTATTGAAACTAACTCTATAATTTCCTAATGAAATTTGATTACCACTTCCCGACGCACCAAATTCTGTCCGAATTTGACTTGCTGCTATTGTGCCTGAACTTACTGGTATTGTCATTTTATGGTAACGTTGCGATTCCTACCCAGTCAGAATTTTGGGTATAAACTTCTAATCTATTACTACTTGTATTATATATCATTGCACCCTCAACTAGTCCAGAAAAAGCATTTCTTTGAGTTGTTGTGACCTTCGGTGGCACCATGTATCTTTGAGTTGATACACCTGCACTTGCAAAGTCAACTGCACCTCGGAGTCCATGAGTTGATTCGAAATGATCATAAGTTCCAACACCAAATGCTCCAAATACTGCATTTGCATTTGACCCATTGAAAAATATATTACTAAACCTGTCTGAAGTGCGAATGCCTACAAAACCATCATTACTTAGATAATAATTATTACCTCCAGCACTAGCATTAAACATAGTGTCTGATTCAAAGGAAGCACCAACTGGTCTAACTGTTATCATTTCAGTTGCATTTAACGCAATTCGACTAATTGTAGAAACACCTGTAAGAATTGTTGAACTAGAAGTTAAGTCTGTAAATGTTGAGATACCAGTTGAGTTTACATCACCTGACAATGGACCTGTAACTGCACCAGAAAATGATCCTGACGAAATAGTTAAATTACCACTTGTTATTGTTAAATTATCTTCTACAGTAAGATTTTGTCCAATTTTAACATCTAAAGATGTCTCAAGTTGAACAGTCGGAAGCGTGACTCCAATACCTAGTGAACCACCAATACCTGTCAATGTCATTGATGGAGCAGCACTAGAACCTTTAATCCAATTAAAGTCACCAGTGCGATTCACACCATTAAATGTAATATCATCAAGATTCAGATAAAAGTTCAGATTTCCAGTGTCCTTATTTGCTAAATCTAGAGATCTTCTTCCACTGTATGCAGCCAAAACTTCACCATAACTTAATGTTCCCGTGTGTGTGGATAAACCATTTGTTCCTCCGTCAAGATCTGCAAGTGAAAGTGTATTGAGAACTGAAACACCTGCTCCAGTTATGTTAAATTTTTGATTTCCATCTCGGAAAAGTTGTAATTCACCATCTGGTGCACTTCCCATATGCACTTTTATAGAAGTTGAAAGTCCAGATGCATTTGCAAACTCTAAGTCATCTGTAAATATTTTTAAACCACCAGTGCCTCTCTCTAATATTTCACTTCTTGATCCTGTATGACGAATTACTAAATCATCTTGATCTCCAAAATTAACATGTGCGCCATCAGACATTGATAAAGACTTTGCAAACCCTACAGTTGCGCCCGATCCAACTTGCAAATTGCCAGTTAAAGTTGAAACCCCACTTATTGCTACATCACCTGTTACTGTAAACTGGGTTCCAGTAAATGTCAAATTACCACTATCCTCAAGTGCACCTGATGTTCCAGCAATAACGATGCGATTATCTGTTAAATCACTTACAGTTGCAGAAGATAAAACTGTCTCACCACCTGATATATCTGCTCCTGCATTTGCATCTATTGCACTACCATATGTAGATACACCTGACACATTTACTTGATCTATATTGGCACCACCAACTACATCTAAACGATTATTAACATCTACAAGTGCAGAGAATGTAGAAACACCAGCAACTACAACTTCATCTAAATCTGCCTGACCATCTACATCTAATCCTGCATTTATATCTACTGCACCACCAAATGTAGATACACCTGTTACATTTGTTTGATCTATTGTTGCTCCACCCTCATTTATAATTAATCCACTTTTTAAAGTAGAAATACCTGACACACCTAATTGTGTTACGAAGACATCCCCTTGAACAGTTGTTAATCCTACAAAGGTTGATGGTCCTGTGACTCTCATATCACCAAAAACATCTAAGGCAAAGTCAGGGAATGATCCTCCTGCACCCACGTTAAGACTTCCTATACCAACTGAAAATGTGGTTGATAATGTTCCTGATCTCTCCTCAAATCCTGCAGTCGCAATAGCAACTATATTTGTCAACGTTGATCCATCACCAAAATAATTAGCAGCAGTAATTATCCCTGTCGCACCATCTAAATTTATTTGCTTTAATCCAGTACCAACAGTAAGACCGATACCAGCAAATATATTACTCGCACTACTTACACCTGTTGTTCTCACATTACCTTTAACATCCAAAGATTGGGATGGCAAGGTGCTTCCAATACCAACCAATCCTGACGGTTTTACGATAAACTTGTCATTATCAACCTGTACACCATTTCTGAAATTAAATGACTTCGAAAAATTTGCCATTATACTTTTTTAGTTATTTATCTAAGAGTTGTTGTTGTAAATCTTCAACCTTACCATTAAGTTCTTTTATTGCCTCAATGAGTAATGGAACTAATTTCTCATACTTAACAGAAAGGAAGTCATCCCCTTCAGGAGTGATAATTTCTCTTACTGCTTCAGGTACAACTTCCTGTGTTTCTTGCGCAGAAATACCAACTGACTTTGTGCCTTCTGGATCACCGATGATTCTAGAACCTAATTCGTTCCACTCAAAGGTAAATCCATTTAATGATAAAACTTTATCTAGAGCATTAGGTATCGATGCTTTGCTTGTTTTTAATCTATCATCAGACGCGGCTCCCGCAAATGCAATAATGTCACCTCTTACACAAAGATCGGAATTAGATGATGTGCTTCTTGGTAAAACATAGAAATCCGCATCGAGTTGCAATTGTTTATTTCCGTCTGCTGAACCCTCTACAAAAGTTAAGAAACGAGTAAGACCAGAACCTCCACTAATTGCGTTGACAAAAGCATTCGCAGCATTTGTTGCATTAGTAGCAGTATCTGCGTTACCAGTCACATCACCTTGAAGATCTCCTTCAAATGTTGTTGCATTTAATCTTCCAGTGCTTGAGTTATATGTTAACTTACTTGAGTCTGTTTTTGGTGGACGATCCCCAGTGGCATCTTTGGTAAATACTGGGAAACAAGTTGTATCAGTAGTCTCATCTTCAAGTCTTATATTGATTGCGGTGCTTGCAGTGTTTGCAATACCAGTTAAAGGTCCATCAAATCCTGTCGCAGTAACAATACCAGAGAAATTACCACCACCAGTAATTGTAATACCTCCAACATTTGTTTCAAATTTTGTGGATGTACCATGATTTAAAGTAACTCCAGCTCCTACATGAAATATAGCACTTTGTACAGTACCAGTAGTATTGGTGACTAGAACTTGATTGTTACTCTGTAAGAATAGATCTCTGTCAACTCCACCTGTTGTCTTTGATCTGATGACATTCGCATCTGGATTTTGTATAATAGTTTCATGTGCAATTTCTAAATCACCAGCATTTCCAAAAATTAATTTAGCATCATCAGCAAATTGTGAATTTTTACTGACACCAAATCCACCACTTAGAACAAGTGAAGCATCAGTTGGACTTGTTGCTGCTGCATCATTTTCTATCTTTAAAGTGCCCTCAATAACAAGTTTATCCTTAATTCTTGTCTCTTCATTAAATGTGACAGGACCATCAAACTGTGATAATATCTGACTAGAATCACCACCTTCAACTATAAGTCTTTCCTTGATAGTAACTTCATCAAATACAACACTTAATCTTGATGGATCTTCACCAGTTACAGTTGGCACTGGTGTATCGAATGTAGTCTCTTCACCAGTTAATGATGATTTCTTCTGGTTTCCGATGTAGAAATCACCCTTATCATTCATACCCGTATAAACAACAGCACCTGCTGATTTCTCCTGTGCCTGTGACAAGAACTCCTCTTGTTCAGATAGCGAAACTGTTTGTAATTGTGGTAGTGCAGTTGAGTAGTTACCTGGACCATAACCAAGATATTCAAATGTATGTCCTGATGCTCTGAGCACTGATGGTCTTCTAAATTCAACAGCGATTGGTTTGATCTTTCTTGCTAGTGATCCATCAACATGACTCTCAACTCTTGTTCCGAGTGCACCTCTTATCACAGTGATTTCATTGTCAGCAGTTATTGTTGCCTTACTGACTCTCATGATCTCATCATCAACTTGGATATAGCAACCATATGGGAAACGAGTTGGTATTGAAGCAAGGGAACCTGGCAAACTAACTTTTAGAACTGTTTGTGATGTGAAAGAATCAATGTATAATATTTCGTCATCAAATAAATGTGAACCACGGACACTAAGATTTTCATCAGAGACATCGGAAGATGCATCGTTTGCTGATAAACTATGCTTTAGAACTCTTGCATTTGGTGTACCACCACTCAATAATGTGCCACCAATTGGATCTTTTACTTGACCACCCACAGAGAAGGTTGTGACACCCACAACAGATTTGACAATGTAATCACCATAATTTAAATATGGTACAGACCCAGAAGAACTTACAATTTGCACTCTGTTACCAGCTGCCAATCCATGTGCCCTTGATGAAGTTATAGTAGTTACACCTGTAGTCAAAGATGGAAGCACCGCAGTTCCGATTGCAACAGTGTGACCAGCAGTAAAGGCATATTGGAATGGGACTATCTCAGGATCGCTACTTGTTTGTGCAATTGCAATAGCATTTTTTGATGGAATTGATACAATTGGGAAATATCCACCCGCAGTTGTTCCTATACCAGCAACTTGAACATAGTTATCAGTTGATGTTAAATTATTTGCTGATACAGTCAATGTCGCATCTGATGAACCTGAAACTGCAGACACATCAAAAAATAGTGTTGAACCACCTGAATAACCTGAACCTTTTGAAACAATATCGGCGTGTGTAATTGCGTTACTACCTACAATAACGTTTGCAGTAGCACCTTTCCATGTTCCACTATTTGAACCAAGAAGTAGTTTGACATTACTATATGATCCATTTGTATAACCTGCACCACCTGATAGTGTTCCAGTTGTTATTCCAGATATACCATGTTCTCTTGAAAATGTAAGAGTTGAAATACCAGCAGATAAAGGAGTTACATTGGTTATACTTACACCTATCCCAAGATCTGTGAATAAAGTGTCTATGGTTTCTCTTGTAACACTTTTCTTTAAATCATTTGTTGTAACTTGTCCTAATGGGAATCTATTTGCAAATGTTTTTGTGGCATTTGGTGAGTCATTTGGATTATCACGATCTAACTGTGGATATAAATCAGTTACATTTTGTCCATACTTAGTGTCAGTAAATTCTTCTGACATTGGATTACCTGAGTTAAGAGGGTATATGTGGAATATACCATCTTGAACATTCTCTTTATAGTCAGAAATTCTCTCATTACGATAAGCATAAATGTTTGACTGTAAATTATTTCTCTCAAATCTTGGTAAGTTCGATGATGTAGCGATACCCGATGCTTTTGAATCAAAATCATTTAATGCGAATGCACCAGGATTTCTACCTGGCTCATATGTGAACTCCAAATCATTCACAATAGATTTCACATTAAACGTTCCATTGTAACCACTTGTTGCCGCACCCACTATACTAATGTCTGGGTTGGTGCTATCAGTAACATTTTTTATAATGATGGAGTCGCCAACTTTTAGATTATGTGGAAGTTCAGTTCTAATTGAAGCATCAGGTGCTGAATATGTACAAGTGCTTATGAAACTTGGATTACGATCAAATTCATAATCCTCTTTTGTAAGAATATGAGATGGTAAATTATCTTCATTTTTCTTATTAAAATCAGCGTCAGTTCTTACACCAGTTGTGCTTGACTGTTGTAAAATAAATCCATTTTCAACATTTTTAGAAGAACCTAATTCTTTTGGTATTACGACACGTAATTTATAAATTTTATCATCTATCTTTCTTGCGTCATTAATTCTCTTAACAAATGTAGGTTCTGTTCTTGCTCCCATTCCAGCAACACCCAATGAATTTATTGTGTTGTAAATTTCATTTGATGACTCTGAAACAACAAACCAATTATTATTAGTTTCATCAAACTGGACAGGATGTCCAAGGTCACCTACATTTTTTTCAGATACTCTACTTAGTATCTTTATTTGACTTCCACCATAAACACTAAGAGGTGAACCAACAGCAGCATCAGCAACAGTTCCAGCAAGTTGAAGTTGTGAGGCACCTAAAGTTACTGAATCAGAACGAACTGAGTTTGCTTCACTTGTAATCGCATAGTATACTACATTATTTTCGATATTTTCAGGTAAATCTCCATTTCCACTTTGTATAATAACCTTTTCACCATTTAAGAGTGTATGTCCACTTGTTGTAAACGTATTATTAACAGGAGCACCAGATGTAAATTCTTTTAGTGAACTAGAAATTCCATCTGTCATTAATATACTTGAAGTCTTGCCTGTTCCTATGATAACTGATAGTTTATCATTAACTTTTGCACCTACTTTAAATCCTTGTGTAATTCCAGCAGGTTTAACATCTTTTGAATTAAACCCAAATAAGTATAAGTGAGTGCTAATACCAACTGAAGTTGTTAGTCCTACATCTAGTGAAATCCAGTCAATATTATCTTCTGTTGATGAGATTGCTCTTGGTGTAATAATATTTGTTATAAATGCCTTATTGTCCTTGTCAAATGCCTCTTTTTTAAATCCTTCAGAAACTAATGCTAATTGTCCGAAGTTTGAGTTAGAGTTGGTAATTGAAGCGTCACCACCATTTATTGCAGTAAAGTGCTTATTATATCCAATCGCAAATACAGACACAATTTGCATAATTGCATCATTTGAAATTGTAATATGACAATTTTCCCAACCTTTACGATAGATTGCCTTTGGATCTAAATGATAAATTGTTGCGGGGTTTGTTGATGACGATTTAGTTGCAAGTGCACCACCATCAGTTTTTGTGAATGAAATACCATCATAAGAACGATTTGTTTCATTATACTTAACAAATGCACGATCATCTTTTTGAAGAGACACACCAGTGAACTGTGCAACAACCATTGATCTAAAACCAGTTGCCTTCGCACCATCTGCTTTCATACCGTTTAAACCATAAACAGATCTCATGGATATATTAAACACGTATGGTGAAGCACCCGAAACTGTATCAGTTTCGATTGTTACATCTGCATCTGTCGCATTACCAGGTGTCTGTAAATTTTGATCAAATGATGGAAGTAAGTATGTAAATGTTTTATTATCAATTACACTGGCAACAAGGGTTGAGATATTATATGCCTGAGGGTCAACTCCACCTATTTTAATCGGAGTATCAGTTGTTAACTTGTGTGCTTTCTTTGTACGAACTGTAACTACGTTACTTAAATCAATTCCATCTCCTGCTTGTATTGTATCGATTGCGATAGGATCTGCAGCAAACGCTCCAACAATTTCAAATTCTGGTCTTTTGGGTTCAAATCCCTGAGGATTAGTTGGAAACTTGTCTGTTGTAGCGATCGGACGAGTTGATGATTCATTGTAAGCGTTAGACAACTTACTGTAATACATTTGTAAGTCAGTTAAACCAGTAGATGTTACATTAACACCATCTGCATACTCAAATATTGTTAACTTATGATGAGAGAATGTTGCATTTGCTTTATTTGATCCTGTTGAGTCAGTTGGATCTGTGTATACCTCTCCTCTACCATCAAAAACAGAGAATTGCCAGAAATAACAAGTACCAGTAATACGAAATACTGCTGATGGAAGAACATTATCATCAGTTGGATTTGGAACGTATTTTGGTCTTATCTTTGTTTTTCTTAAGTCAAGTCCTACTACTGAGGTACCACGAGGAACTATGACTCCACCCTCAACTGAATTAAACTTATGTGATATATTGTTTGGATCAGATAAATCAAAGTTGCTGTTTAAATCAAGAAATAGTGCATCATTACTTTGCACAACACCATTTGTATCAACTAATTGATACGCTGAACCTGATGATTGAATTGAAAAACCTGGTCTGTTGTCAATCTCATGGTCACCTGGCATTAAAAGTATAGTTGTTCTCTCAATTAAATCATTACCATCCCCTGTCTGATATGAAAACCTTGCAGATTCTATCAGTGCTCTCTGTAAAGTCTTAAATGGTCTTGCTAGTGAATTACCAGAGTTTGTTATGCTATCTGTTGCATCTAGATCACTCGGACTCACATAAAGGATTCTTCCCTCAGTGTTCTTTATGAAATTATCTAACTTATTCAGTGGCATGGTATGCTAATCTTCTTAAATTTCTCTATGTTCTATTTAGTTAGGTAAAAAATCAGTTTTCCCAAGGAACACCACTTGTGATGGGTTTACTTTCTTTTTCAGTCATTTCTTTAACCAAAAGAGCATATATCTTGTTCTCTCTAGTTGATCCTAACTTTGCTTTTATCCAACTAACAATATTTTCTTCTGTCACAGATGCATAAGCTATTGGATTGTCAGACTGTCTAAATCTAATTTGATTCATCATTGAAACTTTCAAATCACCCTTAGTTCCAATAACTTTATATTCAACTTTAAAAATCATTCCATCTGTTGATCTTCTCCAACATCTTATCACTTTCCATGTGTAATTCATAATTAACCTCCAGATTCTAATGTTTCAATTCTTGCTGTCAGTTGTTTAACTGCAACAACTAACTCAGCAATGATCGCAGTATTGTCTATGCCATCAACAACCAGAACTTCGTCATCTAATGCCTCTCCTGTTTTTGTAACAGGCGTTGTTCCATTTCCATACATAACACCATATGTGACACCAATTCCTATCTCACTTCCACCTACATATTCTTCATATTCTACAGCGTTAGTTAATCCTATGTTATGTATATCCTCCGCAATGAATCCTAATTTTGTAAATCCTTCGTTATGATCCTCCCATAATTTTGGAATCATTTGTTTGATCGCTGATACTCCAAGTCCAACATACTCTCTAATATTATCTTTATATCTTTGAGATGAGGAGCTTCTTCTTATGGCAAAAGTACTACCACTACCACTAATATTAAGATTAACACCACCAGTTGTAGTGGCTGCATGCGCTATGTTGGAACTTGCAAGATTATTAGTTATTCCTATATAATTACCATTATCATAATACTCCAATCTCGCTCCACCACTGCCATCATATATGGCAACTTGATTTCCTGCTTGAGAATTTGTAAATTCATAATCTCCAGCAGCTTGATTTCTCAATGCGAGGTTATCAGAATCCCCCTTCCAAGTTTGTATGTAATTAGTTTGACCGTTACTTGTTCCGCCTTGAACTTCTAAATATGCCTGTGAATTTATAGAACTTGTTGTGTTTATAAGGACTCGACCATTGGATAGAATTCTCATTCTTTCACCTGTAGTAGATCCTGTTCCTGAGCTAAATTTAATAATACCAGGATCTGTATCACGTAATCCAGCAGCTAATTCAATTGTGCCTCCATCATAACTACCACCACCTCTAATTCTAATACCAGATTCATTATCTCCTCGTATATTTGCGAAAGTATTACCAGCAGCATTACCAGTAGAAATATGAATTATATCTTGTTCATTTGTCCCGAAAAATGTTGCTCTTCCATCTGGATCTATGCGAAATCTTTCAACTAAACTATTACCTTCATTTGTGCCAAAACTTAATGCGGTAGGCATTGAAGTTGAACTTACAGTTCCATCCGTTTTTGCTAATAAAAATGCTCCTGGTTGAAAATTGGTTCCATTTGCTCCTCCCCAATATATTGATCCCATTTGATCACCATCTTGCAGTATGGTATTTTGATCAATTGTTGGATTTCTTGATTTTACAAACTGTAGACTTGCTGGAAATTGACTATCTGAAAAATCAGTGATTCTTATACCACCTTTTCTATCATTCCCGTGAAATTGATTCTGTGGGTTTAATTGTGTATCTATTTGACCTGCACTTTCAGTATGTCCTTTTATTAACATTCCCCCAGATATGATACGAAGTCTTTCAGTACCCCCAGTTGCAAAAGTTAAAACATCATCTGCGTCAGATCCAAAAATAAAATTATTATTACTATCTCCAAAAAATAATGCACCATCATTAGTAGAAGTTCTTCTTAATCTTATATCTGCTCTTGTGTTTAAATTTCCACTTGGATCTACAATAACTCTTTCAAAACCATTAGTTTCAAGACTAATCTGATTATTTACAAATTTAATCTTTGTGTCTGTATCTCCAATATGAGATAATGATTCTTTAAATTCGACACCATCTGACGTAATGCGAAGTTGTTCATCACCTTGTATTTTGACAGCAAAATCAGTACTATTCTCTACAACACCATAAAGAGTTAAATCTTTAAGTATCTCTACACTGTCATTGAATTGAGCGTTATTACCAATAATGTATTGTTCTGCCATTAGATTAACTTATCTCCTCCAACTTGTGTTCTGCTGAACGCTCTCTGAACAAAACTTCCAACACTACCAGTAACGTGACCGATTGCTTTCATAATATTTCCACCTTGACCACTTGCCTGTACCTTATTACCACTAAGATTGACAGTTTGAGATGCACTTAAACTTATATTTCGACCTGCCTTCAGAGATATATCCTCTCTTGCTTCAACCACTACATTAGATCCTTTAATCAGAATATTACCATCTCCCTGACAAGTTATCTCAATACTCCCTTTCAGTGTTGCGATTTCAATACCCACATCACTTTTTGTTTTACGACCAGATATAATTTCTATGTCTTTCTCATTATGACACATAAATTTACCTGATTCATCTAAAGCAGTAAATTGTCTTGAATTATCATCAGTAACCGCATATTGGAGGAAAACATTTGTTCCCTTTTCACCCATTTGTGGGTTGTTCACATCTATTCTAAATTTAGGACCGAAACTTTCAATGATCCTTTGTTCATGATTCTGGTCTTGTCTTTCTGACATTAGTAACCTCCTCCACCTGAGGGTGGACTGCTTGGTGGTGGACTGCTTGGTGGAGTATATGATGATCCAGATGTATCAGTCATACCTGTTTCACCAATTCTTTGTACTTGTGTTGTAGGTGTTGTGCTTGTCATTGTCATCGCAGTGCCAACTGTTCTTGCTGTTCTAAAACTCTCTTGGGGTGTATCATATATTATAGCATCATTTTCTGAGTGTGTTGCACCCGTCATTTTAACACCATTAGGCATAATATGATATGCACCAGTATAGGGTTTACCATTAATATAACCGACTATATTATTGATGTTAGGACTGATACAATCAATCACCTGAACAATCTCACCCTGTGGTGTGAGTGGTAATCTACCAAGTATTGGTCTAATTGCAGCACTCCTGCCTGTTTTAGAGGTTATAGTGATTATAGGAAGGTTATCTACTTTGAGATTATTTAGTGGTTTTGCGTCAATAATTCTACCATTCTGTATAACAACATCATACTCTATGTTATTATCATCTGTAACCACAGCATCCTCATAATCAAACCCAGTGTTTATTATGATTGTATCTACAACACCAATAGGCACATTATCTGAGTTGATCGCATCACCATCGTCACTTGGAGACGTTGGATAATTCTCACCACCTGAAAGAATGTTTACATTAACAATTTGACCATACGTTGGTGAATCTGGATTAAAGTCTACGGTTGCTTCACCCACAGCACCATATCCTAAGTTACAAGGGTCTTCAAATGTTATTAATGGTGGTGAGGTAAAATATCCTGCACCAGGATCTGTTATCTCCACGCCGATCACACTTCCAGTACGACTTAAATCAGCAGTCACATCAGATAAACCCTCAGTATTTCTAACAATACCACCTAGAATTGCCTTTCCTGCCCCGCCAATTCCATCTCCACCAAAAATATTTACAACAGGAGGTCCACAGAAATCGACATTTGCACAATCTGGTTTGATAAATGGAGTGCCGCCTGAATTAGAATTTAAATTATCTAATACATTATCTAATGCTCCATTCACATCAAATGGTTTTTTAGCATTTCCACCTGACTTGCGAGATAAAACTTTACCTGCACATTTATTATTCTGTTGATTACAATCAATAAATGCACCTGCTGACTTGAATAAATCAGATGAACTCCTTAATACATCTTGTACTTTAAATGCGGGTCCTAATATTGATGCAAGACCATCTAAAACTCCATCTAAAGTTGAAGAAATTTGATTTATTATTCCGTCTAATAATGATGATGCAAATTGCTCTGCAACACAAATACCATTGTTAGCGACTGATAGTAATGCATCATTAAGTAAATCTTGTATTGTTTTGCCCAATCCTGAGACAATTTTGCCTGGTAAACAATCAATTACACCTTCCATACCTTTAACACCAGGTATCATTCCTTCCTGTGCAGCAATACCAGCTCTTTTTGCAATTCCAGCATTTTGAGTTGCAGCTAAAGTAACTCCATATACTTGATTATAAAGTGAGTCTAATCCACCTTGAAGTTCAGGCACCATTTTTTCATATAATTTACCCATCATATTTGAAACAAGACCATTCGTTAATTTTTGAATCTTTGCAGTTGCCTCTGCCACATCACCTAGAAAATCAGTGCCACTTTCAACTGCAGCAAATAAATTATCTAATGTTCCTGATATTTCTGTCAAAAAATTATCACTACAATCATTCGCAGGAACTAATGTTGCACCTAGTGTGCTTGATGTTGATATCTCTTCTGGTTGACCTTCTTCCTTTTGTTTGTTTAAATTCTCTATTTTTTTCTCATCAACATTTCTTGTAGATTTCGCACTATCTTTCTCATTTTCATTTGTCTCTGTCTTTGCTAGTGTGCCCTCTGGTGGTCTTACCTTGCTCGTGTATCCAGTAAAAGGTGCGAAACCTATTGATGCAGCAGCATTTGAAACATCCTTTGTTCTACCAAACGCTCCAAATATGATGGGTAACTGTGCATTATCACCATCTAGGAAAAATCCCATAACTACATCACCTGGTCTTAACCTGACCGCAGTTACAAAATTAGCACTACCTGTACCCGAAGTAGGTGGAAGAAGCACTGACGCAAATGGTAAATCTTCATCGGGTAATTCTTCTTTACTAAAAGGATGATACCCAAGAATTCTAACCTTATAACGGTTTCCCCATCCTTCACCTTTAGTTTGTTTACCTGAAGATTCTATTGGTGCGATCTGTCCGACCCACCAACGAAAACTATCTCTTCCTATAAAATTACTTTTAATTAGTGATTCGTCTATCATGTTTCTCCAAATGCATCTCTAACTAATTTCATAGATGTAAAAGACCGATCAGGGTCAAAGTGATGACACAATTCCTTTATTATGTATTTACCACTCGTCTCTTCGTCAAATCTCTCAGAGTCTTCTCTTGAAATCTTAGGAAATTTAAGTGTAATTATATCACCGGCACGAAGATCAGTATTACAAGGAACAACAACACTTGCTAATTGTGTTACTAATATATTATATCTCATAGCTGTCTGTGCTTGATATTTTGTTGGATCTGCATTTTCCTGTTTGGATACGTCAGGATCAATCGTACCACGATCTATGACTTGTGAAAAAGCACGACTTGGTATATCCTTTAAAGATAAATCAGAATCTTCTGATATTTGTGGTAAAATAATTTTATTTCCCAATTTATCAATACCTGCCTCGTCAAACTTAAATATTTTTTGTTTCATTTGAAAATTTAGAGGGTCGAAAGTTAATCTGACGGAGGAGTATGTGCCTAATCTTAATTTTTCAAGTAAATTTTGATTCTTATCAAATCCATAATTTAATATTCTAAAATCATTATTAGTCTCGGTTGAACTTTGATTAATTTCTGTATATGTATATGTTGCTTTTGACTCTTGTTGAGTTAAATTTTCAATTGATTTAAATTTAAAACCATCTTGAGTTTGATAAAATAAAAATCCTGCAGTCTTATCTCCTGATTTGTTAGGAACAGATTTTGATGCCAACCAAACTAATGTGGTAAATGGTTTTCTCAAGTTTCCTATGAATTTATAATCATTACTTGTATCATCTACCTCCATTCTATCATTATCGGTTACTAAAACATTTTTTAAAATACTCCTTACAGAGGTGCTTATCTTTGACGAATATTTTTTTATAACTCTTGTAGTTTCATTTGTTATTGCTTCTCTTGATACAAGATTTAACAGAAAACTCTCACGTTGTGATTCCGATATCACATCAGTTATAGATGATACATATAAATTTCTCTCAGGATCAGAGAAATCAAGTCCTTTTTTCTCTTCTCCTTTCCCAGTTTTTCCCTGATCTAAAATTTTCATAGATAATCTTTCACCACCACGAAGAGGTAGACCATTATATATTGACTGTCTCTCTTTTTTTCCTTCAACTGCAACTGAATCACCAGTATTTACAACTCTTACTTTTGCTGTAATTGTAGGAGAAAATAAATCCTCAAAATAATCAATCGCTATTGTACCAAGTTTGATATCAACAGACTTTGATCTATCGTTTGATTCAAGAATTAATTCTTCGTAAAGTGATGCTTCTGATGCTGACATTATGTGTACGCTGCGTCGAGTAAAAGATTTTCCTTAATAGTATTATTTAATTGTTTTTCAATTACAATCAAACCTGAATCTGATGAACCCCCAGATTGCCCTGTAACAACAGGTTGTTTTGCTATGATATTATCAACAACTATATTTTTATTCATAGTTTTAGGTGTTATAGAACTAGTTAGGTTTGGATTTTTTCTTTTTTGAATAAATTTACTACCATCCGCAGTTAAATTTTTCATAGTATTTGTAACCGTTCCCTTCGCTTTGTTAAGTTGCTCTGCATAATCTTTATCGCCAGGTTTAAATGTTTTACCATCTAATGTTTGAATAGTAGAATTACCATCTTTACTTGAATTTTTTATATCTTTCTTTTTTTTGTTAAACTCTTGCACTCTTACATTTTCAGAATTTGTTTTCTTATTCATCACTTTCTCTGGATTTACTACCTTTTTTTCATCACCAGTCTTAAAGTTTGCATCTAACCCAGCTTTTTTTAACTCATCTTTTCCTTTTGATATATTATCATCAAAATCTGTACTCAAAGTATTGGTATCTTTTGATAAAGTATCTGTTTCAGTGCTGAGTTCGCTTAGTTTGCTGTCACTTTCACTTATTTTTTTCTGAGCATCACCTTGTTGTGCCTTTGAGTCACCTGCAAATCCTGATTTTGCAAGTTTATTAGGATCTTCTTTTTTCTTTCCTCTTAATATATTCAATCCACCTTTTATTTTATCAATCATATTAGTGAATCCCTCTTTCAATCCATTAATTTTCTCTTTTATTTTGTTCCCTATTTTAGAAAAATCAATATTCTTAAATTTATTAATTACATCACCAATAGAATCCTTTATACCACTGAAAAATTCTCCAACAGATCCAAAAAATCCAACTATTTTATCATAGATACCTTTAATTTTTTTTATAACTCCTTTAACAGAATCAATAATTTTTGGTAAATTAACAAGCACCCAACCAACAATAATAGTTGATATAAACGTAATTAATCTTTGTAATATACCACCACCCCTAGACATGGTTTTTTTTGCAGAGGGTTTTTGTTTTGATTTTTTTGTCTGCTCTAATGATTCCTCTTCTTGCCTTCTTTTATCTTGTTCTAGTTTTTTCTTTCTTGTCTTTTCTTTTGACATGAAGGTGTCTTTGTTTATCTTTCTTTTTTTAACTGCCGCCTTTTTAACATTACCTGCTACTTTCTTTGATTTTTTTAATACAGCACCACCTTTCTTCATCGCTAACTTACCACCTTTCGCGATCGCTCCACCTGCCTTTCCAATTATGGTTCCTAATTTTAATGCTGCTGCTGCGATTGCCATTTATACCACCACTCCATATTGTGTTTGAGAATATGTTGAATAGAAATTAGTTGCATCTGATGATGCGATAAGAGGGACATTCGTTTGATCACCAGACTTTAGGGGTTGGTCAGTTTGAGTTTTTTGATCTAAATTATTAATTGTTATTTTAGGATCAGTATTGATTTCTCCCAAATTCTTTTCTGTAGTCGAACTGGAGATTTTTACATCACTTGATGAGACTGATTTAATTTTAGTATTATCTGAAGATGTAGGTGTTATCTCACCTCCTTCACTTGATGAACCTGAATATACTCCCTTTGCCTCCTCTTTAATGCGTTTTTTCTCATCATTAACTATTTGTTGCGTTTCTTTTCTAAAGTCTTTTATTAATTTTCTTCTTTTATCCAAGTCCTGAACTGCCATAATTTTTGCCCACTCAGGGTTATCCATAGATTCCCTTTCATTTGTTACTCTATCAAAAGTTCCCCTTACCTCTTTATTTTTTTCCTTAGTAACATCCTTAATACGTTGCTGTTCTATCTCAAATGCTTCTCTTGCAGATCTTTCTTCCTCAGTCAAATCCTCAGTCTTAACAAATACCTCCTTCCCATCACGCATCACACGAGCTCCGTCCTTTTTATATGCTTTTATACCTGCCTCTCTTAGCATCATTTTGTTCTTATGTCTTGCTTCTTCGGCATCTTTACCACCTCTTCCTAGTTGAAATAATTTTTTAATTCCCAGTATCGCTGCACCAACGCCAGCAGCAATCGCTAACGTAATTAAACCTGGCGGTGACAATAAGAATCCGATAATCGCTCCTCCAACTGTCGCTATCACACCAATCACTTTTGCTATTATTGCTGGCAACGCCAACATACCTAAATTCATAGCAAGGAATACGCTACCCACGATACCAAGACCTGCAAGAACATTCATTCCAATACTCTTAAGTTTTTCCTTATCACCATCCATAAATGCTTGGATTGCTTTAAGTCCCTTATCTGCTAACCATCCTGTGAATATGAGCGTAAACGCCTCCATCAATCTAGACAATATACCTTTTGCTTGTTCTCCAACTGCCTTAATAGGTGAAAGTAGAGATGTTTTCAATCTCTCTGGAACCTTTTCTAATAATCCCTCCTTTTTTTTTCTTTTTTCGTTTTCTCCTTCTATTAATTGTTGACGATTCTCTTTTGCTTGCTGTTTTTTCTTTTCTTCTGCATCAGTGATAACGATAGATTGTAATTTTTTTATTGTCTCCTGAATACTCGCAATGGACTTCAACACTGAATCCATATTTTGTTGAGGTTCAACCTTGGTAACTTCAGATTTTCCGAAAACTTTCTTTGGATTTATCGTTCTTTTTTTTAATTTTTCTTTTCTTAATTTCTCTTGAACTTTTTTTAATTCTCTAGCGTTTATATCTGCCTCAACCTCTGCAAGTGTCTGAAACTTCTTTGGTCTTCCTCTTCTTTTTGGAGCAGCACTAGCCTTCCCCGACATCTTCGTAGATGTATTTGTCTGATTTATTTTGGGTAATGGTTTTGCCACTATGAATTACTTTGTTGTTGTTTTAAATTTTCCTCTTCAATATACTGTTCTAAAAGAGCAACATATACATCTTTTTCCCAAGGAATCATATTTTCAATCTCTGTCAAAGAGTATTTATGGTGTTGCATCAAGGCAAAATTAATCTTGAAGTATGACGCAAGATCAGTATGCGCCATACCTACTCGAAAAAAGATGCTAACCCTTCTAAAACTATTTTATTCTCAACCTTAGTTTTTGGATTAACAACTTTCACCGTATGAGAGAGTTTAGGCATCGTTTCAAAAAACTTTTCAACTTCTTTAAATTGCTTTGAACTCAACTGCTCAATAAATTCTGCCAATTCTTTCTTTGTGCAGTCGGATGATGTCCAAGATTCCTCGTCACTATAAATTTGATCTACGCAAGCAGCAATCATATCAAATGATTCAGTTACTCCGATATTGTCAACGTCAAAATTATTCTTAACAAATTCACCTAAAGATGGATATTTCATTTTCATACTTAATTTATCATCAAGTTTAATATCGACTTTATGTTCAGGATCAGTTTGGACTTTGATTGCATCTAAATCAATCACAACAGGAACTTGGGTTTCATTATCATCAGGACAAGTCACTATCACTTCCACACTTTCACCCACAGATTTACCACGAATATTTAAAAATAGATATTCAATATCAAATGTGGACAATTTCTCAACTTTTGTTCCACGAGTTAATATACAATTACTAATCACAGTTTTAATTGCATTTGTAATTTGTTTCTGATCTTCAGACTCCATCGCAATAATTAAAAGTTTCTCTTCTTTAACAAGGAAGGGACGATATCTTATCTTACGATTTGATGAGGGTAAAACCAATTCATACGTTGGGGTTGCAATTTTTGGTAAAGGCATAATATTATTTTTAGTATATTATATAGTCAGGTTTTAGGAATTATTTTCAGATTGTCCTCTATTAATACTAAGGTTAGTGGATTCACCGGCGATGTATCTCTCATAATTAAAAGTACAATTAACCTTTAATACATCTGAATTTCCATATTGAACAGGAGTGGATGCCAAATTAATTGGAAACATACCTATAAAAGTATACTCTATTTCTTTCTTATAGTCAATATTAAACTTAACAATTTTAGTTTTGTCGCACTTATAACCTGAGTTTCCTCTTGGATATCTCATACGATAGAAATATCCTGGTGATGCTTTTGAAAACGAAGTGATTCGTCTTTTTTCAGATCCACTTGAGATATAATCCATCCAATGTTCAAAAAACTTTATCATCTTATAATTTTTGTCAACATAAAACTCTAATGATATCTCTGAAAAAATTCTTGTATGTGCAAACTTTTCTTGAACTCCAGTAAAGTTACCGAAGATGTCACTCGTTGCCAACGCACTGCCGGGTATTGAAGCAGAACTACATAATAATCCTGAATTTTCAGTTATAAATCTTCTATCCACATTTTTTTGTCCTAAAAATGTAAATAAATCTGGTGACAAACCATCAAAAAATACTTGATAATGCGACGTTTGTGCCACATTGGTCAATATTGGTTTGAAATCAGATATCTTTTTAGGTGAGACCATCTAAATACTCTATATATCTGTATTATTAACTATTTAGATGTCTTATAAAGGTAAATATAAACCATCAAATATAGAGAAATACAAAGGTGACCCAACAAAGATTATTTACAGATCACTATGGGAGAGAAAATTTATGGTTTTCTGTGACAGTAATGTAAATATATTAGAGTGGGGAAGTGAAGAAATTTGTTTACCATATCGCTCACCGATTGATAATCGAATACATCGCTATTTTCCTGATTTCTTTATAAAAATGAAAGAATCAAATACTGTTAAAAAGTATTTGATAGAAATTAAACCAATAAAACAAACAGCACCACCTAAAAAACCAAAGCGTCAAACACCTAGTTATCTTCGTGAAGCATACGAATACGCTAAGAATCAGGCAAAATGGAAAGCAGCAAGAGAATTTTGTGCTGATCGCATGTGGGAATTTAAGGTAATGACTGAAGTTGAACTAGGAATTAAAAAATGAATCGTCCAACAGATGACAATGATAATCGTATAAGATCAATAGTTGATAGTGTTATTGGCACTGAGAGTGCAGATGATCTTATGATAAATTTAATGGATACCTTGACTGAAGGAGGAAAGGTTCCTGAGGTTGGTAAATATTATACCTTTGTATATTCACCAAAAACACCTAACATATCTTATGATTCAAATCCTCTTGTCGCAGTGACTGAAGTATTTGAATGGGGATTCAAAGGTATCAACTTTCATTGGGGTCAAATGAGAAAATATACATGGAATGAGATTGCTGGTGGACTCTATGAAATTAATTCTGATGAACTCGCTGATGCCAGAGAGATTCCTTTTGGTAATATCCGTCTAAATAGTTAAAAAACAATAATGTCAAAGAAATTTTCGCCGTTAAGATATCCTAATTCCCGTATTGACACTGATAGTGACTACTTGGAGATAAGAGTTGTTGAGTATCAACCACCTGGATTTGATACCAGTGGTGAATCAGTTTTGATTGGTACGTCAACTGAGGCATTGCAAGAAAACATTGAAAATCCTTTAGGTTTCATATTTTTACCTATCCCCGAAAACATTCAAGATTCAAATGCTGTGAATTGGGGTGATGATAGTATAAATGGAATTGCTGCCTTAGGTGTGGGAGCAGCGATGAAGGCAATGAAAAGTGACAATTTAGTGAAGGGAGTTACAGAGGGAGCAAAAATGTTTGCAGGAGGAATGGGAGATGTAATACAGGACAAAGGATCAAGAGACTTAGCGGCATCATTTATGGCATCAAAAGCAGTAAATGTTTTGGGTGGTAATACTTCATTAGATGGAATTCTAGCAAGATCATCTGGTCAAATTGTTAATCCAAATATGGAGTTACTCTTTAATGGTGTAACCTTAAGGTCATTTAGTTTTACATTTGACTTAGCACCAAGAGATGAAAGAGAGAGTGATACAATTAAAAGAATGTTGAGAATATTTAAGCAAAATATGCAAGCAAAGAAATCATCAGATGGTGGAAATACCTCAGGTTTATTTCTTCGTTCACCAAATGTATTTCAACTTAATTATAAAACAGGTCGTAGAAATCATAACTTCTTACATAAGTTCAAACCTATGGCACTTTTAAACATGGCAATAAATTACACAGGTGCAGGAACATATGCAACTTACGATGATACAACACCAGTTCATATGAAACTTGATTTATCCTTCCAAGAATTAAATCCTGTTTATGCTGAAGATTATGATTCTGAAGAAGGTAAAGAAGGAGTTGGATTCTAATGAGTTATTTTAGAGAACTGCCAGATTTTGAATATCAATCACCATTTGCGGATAGTATTTCAGTTACTGAATATGTAACTGCTAAGAACATTTTTCGTAGAATGAAACTACGTGATGATTTAAAAAATGTATTTACTCTGTTTAACAAGTATATTGTAAACGAAGGTGAAAGACCTGATACGGTTGCACAACAAGAATATGGAAAATCAGATCTAGATTGGGTTGTCCTTTTATCAGCAGGTATTATAAATGTAAGGAACGAGTGGCCACTATCGAGCAAAGATCTTTATGATTTTGTTTTAGAAAAATATGGTAATGAAAAAGATTTTATACATCACTATGAAACAAAAGAAATTAGAGATAGTCAAAATAGACTAATCATATCAAAAGGAAATCGTGTAGATCCTGATTTTTCAGTTAAATACTATGATAGTGGTTCTTATGTGACATCTACTTCATCAAATATCACCGGTATTACGAACTATGAATACGAAGTAAGAGAAAATATCAATAAGTCAACAATAAATATTTTAAGGAGAACTTATCTACAACAATTTCTAAGTGACATGAAAAAAGAGATGACCTATAAGAGATCATCTCAGTTTGTAAGTAATAATTTAATTCGTACAGAAAATACTAAACTAACAAATTAATTACTCTTCTGCTAACTTAGCAAAGTATGAAAGAGCATCATCTTCATCTGCATCAGCAGTAACTGATCTTGATGTTGAGTCAGCAGCAGCAGTAACTTCTTGTTCTGCTCTTTCTCTTTCAATAATTTCTACTTCGTCTTCAACTTCTGCGTCTTGACGAGGTGCTGTATTACCAAGAACATAGTTCAATCTTCTTTTAAGATCATCATATGACTTGAATTGTTCAGGAGCAACTATCTCAGCAAGAGATAATTCTTTCTTCCATAATGCTTCAAGAGCATCGTCATCATCAAGTAAAGGACTTTGTGGAGCAAACTCAGAAC